AGTCACGAAGCCCATAATAAGGAGGGGAAGTGACGCAGCACTGCACCGATTCAGCGTCAAGCGTCGGCAGGATTTCGAGGCAATCGCCCTGATAAATCATCAGCACCACCCGAACCTCTCTGCCAGCCGGACAGCGCCGTAAATGGCAAGAAACGCCCAAACATACAGAACCAACGTCAGACCGATTACCGTAGCCAGTCGTGATAATGCGCTCCATCTCTTCATGCTGCCCTCCGTTACCCTTTGAAGTTCTATATTTTAATATTTGACCCTTCAAATAATTGCTCCGGTGGTGTGTATCCACGTATCTCATATAAAAACGTCACCCACTCTCGTTCAGTCATGTTTTTTCTTTCCGGGAGCTTACTTTTGGCAATGTCATTCAGCGGAACTACGGCGAAATCCGAAAAATCGCCTTTATATCTTGCGGCGAAAACTGGAATACTGGCTCTTGTGCCAAGATTAATCATTGCTTGATACGTTGGGTGTGAGGCATACTGCGTTGATGCCCGTTCGTGTTTATATTCGACTATTGCTACTGGCTGTCCCTTGTCGTATTCAAGAAAGAGGAAATCTAAATCAACCGCAGGGCAATCCCATCCCCACTTTCGGTGACGTTTGCTTAACTCCAAGTCTCTCCACCCTGTTCTTTCTTGTCTTACTTCCACGATGCCTCCACCCGTTGTTTTGCCTTTTCAACACAGGCCGCGTCTATGTCACAGCCGACAAACTTTCTTCCTAGTGCCAACGAAACAACAGCAGTTGTGCCGCCACCCAGAAAAGGATCGCAGATTAAATCACCCGGCTTTGTCAGACGTTCTATTAAATCAGACATTCCGCTTTCGCTCTGGCCCCAGTCATGAAAGCGTTTATCGTTATCGTTTGTTTGCGACTTACAGACATCTCCAATCCAATCAACAGCCTCGCCAAACAGTAGAACCGGCTTCCAGAAACAATTCACCTTTACCGGGAATTGTTGGACAGCCTGTCCGCCCGGCGTCAAATACGCCAACGCCCAGCGATATTTTAGGTGCTTACACAGCATTTGCATTACTTCTGGCAGGTATGTTTGGCCAGACATGACAGCGACAAGAGGCACTGCGGCGGCGGCGCATGATTCAGCAAGGACATTAAATAAATGAAGGTATTCTTTCGGATATGGAGGATCGGTTATAACGGCATCCGGCTTTATCCCACTGGCGAACAATTCACCGCAGGAACAAACACGAATATCACACACTGATTCGATTGACTGTCGCGCTTCGTCTGAAATGCTCTTTTGTGCGGCAACTAAGGCTTTTTCAGTTTTGCGCTTTTTGATTTTTTTCTTTACATCTTTGAGTTTCTTTTCGCCCCGTATAACCGCATTTGCTTCTTCCGGGTGTTCGTCCATGAAAGCCGCAATCTTGCCATCACGCTTAATTGTCGCCGGTGAAACGCCGTGTTCTTTGGCTAGGCGGTCGGCGGTCTTAATGTTCTGGGTGTCATTTTGATACCCAGTTTTAGAACCATGCCCTTTTGTCTTTGCCCTGTTATACCTGCGCCCTCGCAATAGGCTCATCTGATCCGGCGTCAGGTTACGTCTGCCAAGTTGGTTCTTGTCAATCCAGTCTTCTGCCGCGTCCCTATCCGGCAGGTCTATTTCCATTGTGCGAAACGGGATGTTCAGCCGTTCACAGATTTCAAACCGGTTGTGGCCGTCTAATAAAATCCCCTGCCACGTAATTAAGGCATCGCGGCAGCCTTCCGCCACGATGTTTTCTTCCAATTGTGCCTTTTCTTCCGCAGACAATGGCGGGATTAAAGCCTGAAATTCTTTGTCGAGGATAATCATTTTTCTCCCACTTTTAAATAAAATCCTTAAAGGCCACTTTTTTACCTGTGGCCTCTTCGATTTTTTTAATAGTTTCTAATTGAGGCGAAAATCTTTTGTGAATTATGTTATAGACTGTTTGCCTTGACATTCCAAGCATTTCTGCCATTTTAGCTACGGGAATGCCGTATATTCTCAGGTAAGATTTAAGTTTCATGGCTACATAATAACACAGGAAAAAAACAAAGTCAAATAATTTTTATTGTAAAAAAGACTTGACATTAAAAAAAAAAGTAGTAAAATAGGCGTCAAGAAAACATAGCAACACCCCGAAGCTCCCGGCTTCAGGTTTGGGCGACCGATAAGCGGTCATAACGCAAACGCACCCGTTAAACCGCACGAAGCCACAAGGGACGTTGCACCAAAGACGACAGGTGCAAACAGTAGGGAGAACACGACCCCGGTCGCAAGGGCAACACAGAACACGGAGGGCAGGCAGCATCACGCTTGAAGCAGCGGATTGGTAGCACACTACGCCCGCTGGCCCTCCACCAGGAGGCATTATGGAACGCTTCGTAAGGATTTCAGCAATCATCGTAGTCACCCTCGCGCTGGTTATGTGCGGGCTCTATTGGTCGCAGACGGTGAAGGTGCGCCAGGACATCATGAGCAAATCCGACGAGGATTACATTCTCATGGTCTTGCGGCAGAAGTCCGCCGACGACTGCGTGTTGCGGGAAGTCCGACCGGGTGTTTGGAGCTGCACGGAGTTTAAGTCAGGCAAAATCTTTATGGTGCGGCGATGAACCACGTTGACCTTTTTTCGGGCATCGGCGGCTTCTCTTTAGCCGCAAGGTGGGCAGGAATACAGACCGTTCAGTTCGTGGAGATAGATAAATTTTGCCAACAGGTTTTGAGAAAGAATTTTCCGGGGATACCGATACATGACGACATCAAGACATTCGACGGCACAAAATACCCAAACGTCTTTCTTCTCACTGGAGGGTTTCCGTGTCAGCCGTTCTCATGCGCCGGGAAGCGAATGGGCGCAGAGGATGACCGTGCGCTCTGGCCGGAAATGCTTAGAATTATATCGGAGGTCAGACCCCGTTGGATTATTGGCGAAAATGTTGCTGGCTTCGTCAACATGGGACTCGACAATAGTATTTCTGACCTGGAAAGAGAAGGTTACGCCGTCCAAGCGGTTGTTATTCCAGCTTGCGCCGTCGGCGCGCCCCATAGAAGGGACAGGGTGTGGATTGTTGCCCACGGCGGACAGCAGCCAACGGGGGGAACGCAAAGCAGAACACGGACAGGGCGGGAAGGATTTACAGACGTTTGTTTCGATGCTCCCGACTCCAGCAACCAGAGATTACAAGGGCGCGAACGGCCCGGATCACATGGAGAGGGACAGGCCGCACATGGATCAATTACCGAACGCAATAACACATGGGACGAACCGTGGATTGAAGCTGCAACCCGCCTTTGTCGAGTGGATGATGGGCTACCCCGACAAGTGGACAGAGTTAATAGATTGAAGGCTTTAGGGAACGCCATAGTGCCGCAAGTGGCCTACGAGATTATGAAAAACATCGTGGAAGTGGAGGTCACGAAATGATGCAATCAACCATTGAAGACTACATCAAAACAGCCCGTTACGAAGGCCCGGTGAACGCCGCCGATTGCGCCCGGCTTGAGGGACAGACATTACAGACGACCATTTGTGAGGTTGTTTAATGCACATCAAAGTTAAGGATCATTTAGTTGAACTTCTTGAGGCTGAGGATCACCACCCGGATAATAGAGGCGGACTGATCATCGCGCTTGGTATTCTACTTTTGGCGTTCGGCGTTTCCGCTGCGGTGTTTGCGGTAATTTTGTAACTTCCTTGACGGTCGAAAGACCTGGGGAACGGGAGCCGGTTGAACTCTAAGGCGTACTCGGCATTTCAACCTATGTGCCGAAACAGGAGACAGTATCCGGCGTCATGGCAGAAAGGGAAAAGATGAAACACAAAATAGCGGTCATCCTTGCGCGTGTTCTTTGGTGGTGGATGACAGGGAAATGGGTTGGAGTGTCGGGATTTCAGGTGCAAGAGGCCGACCCTTTGCTTCGGCCGGAGGAACAGATGATTGCCCGGTTCAGCCGGGAAATCATGGCATATGGGGTTCCCAGCCGCGAAGAAATTTTAAACGGCGTGGCGCGTCGGGCGTTCGCTCACCCGCGCCATATATGCAGAAACCCGCGGAAACGTAATCATAATCAGACGGTAATTGAGGAATAACCCCGCAGCCGCCGGCGATGGACGGCAAGGGAAGCGTGCGACCCTTAGAAGATGATCAAAGGCGGAGCGGGTATTAGAAAAAGGAGATTGTATGGAACAAGCAAAATGGTTGGAGGAACGAAGAAAGGGCATCGGCGGCTCAGATATCGCCGCTATTATGGGATTATCGCCCTTCAAAACCGCTTATCAGGTTTACCGAGAGAAGCGCAAAGAGGTTGAGGATTGGCAGGGAAATGAGTTGACGGACTGGGGCAAACGCATGGAACCAGCAATCCGCCAATGGTATTCCGATAAGACAGGGCGCGACGTTCGCCTGCCGGACAAGATCATGTATCACCCGCAACATCCCTTTATGCTGGCCTCGCTGGACGGCTTCACGGATGACGGGCGCGTTGTGGAGATCAAGACGGCACGAAGCGGGAAGAACTGGGGTGAGCCGGAGACGAATCAGATACCCGATTATTATGCCGTCCAGGTCCACCACTATATGACGATCACCGGGTTTCAGGTGGCCGACATTCCGGTTTCAATCGCCGGATCGTCGCCGTCCCTTTACATTGTTGAGGCCGACAAAGAAATCTCTGAAATGATAATAGAAGCCTGTGCAAAGTTTTGGGAGCGCGTTCAGTCCGGCAACCCGCCCGATCCGGTTACTTATGCCGATGCCGTGGCGCGGTTTGGGAAAAGTTCTTCGTCCGGGGCTGTAATTGCGTCGGGAAATACGATGATCGACCTTGAGGAACTGCGCAGCGTCCGCCAGCAAATGAAAGACCTGGCGGAACGTGAGGAGTTTCTAAAAGGGAATATTATAACCTTCATCGGAGAATCCGGCGACTCTATTGTCAACGAATCCGGTGAAACCCTTCTCACCTATAAGCTGGCCAACGGGCGAAAAACATTTGACAGTAAGGCTTTTGAGAAAGACAACCCGAACCTTTATCAGAAGTATATTAAAACCAGCGAACCGCAACGACGGTTTCTTTTAAAATAGAAAGGAGAAGCATATCATGGAAGCACCCGCAATTTATGACGCGCCCATTGCCACAAGGCCGCAGCAATCCCAAGCCCTCGTTGAAGTAGAACAGCAGAGGGCAATCAGCGAAGTCCAGGGGGCCATTATTCTTGCAAAGAAATTTCCCCGGAATCAGATCGAATGCCTTGACCGGATTATGACGGCATGCCAGCGCCCGACACTCGCAGAACAGGCCCTTTATTCCTATGCACGCGGCGGGACGGAAATCACGGGCCCGTCAATCAGGCTGGCCGAGGCCATCGCGCAAAACTGGTCGAACCTGCAGTTCGGCATCAAGGAACTTGAACAGCGCAACGGGGAAAGCACGGTTCAGGCTTATGCTTGGGACATGGAAACGAACGTCAAACAGGAAAAGACATTCCAAGTCAAGCATGAACGCTATACGAAGAAGGGCAAATACGCCCTCGAAGACCCCCGCGACATTTACGAAATGACGGCCAACCAGGGAGCGCGACGCCTCCGAGCCTGCATCCTGGGAATCATCCCCGGCGACGTGATTGATGCCGCCGTCAGCCAGTGCGAACAGACATTGAAGGCGAAGGCCGACACTTCCCCGGAAGCCTTGAAAAAATTGGTTGAGGCGTTTGCAAATTACAAGGTGACGAAAGAGCAGATTGAAAAGCGCATCCAGCGCCGCCTTGACACGATCACCCCGGCCCAGCTTGTCGCCCTCCGCAAAATATACAACAGCCTAAAGGACGGCATGAGCGGCCCTATGGATTGGTTTGACGCGGTATTGACAGAAGAACAGACTCCGCCCGACGCAAGCGCCGCCCTGAAAAGCAAGCTCAAAGGAAAGCAAGCGGCACAGCCCGCCGACGTTCCCGATCCGGCTGAAATGGCCCCCTGTCCGTGCCCCGATAAACCGGAAACAACCTACACAGCCGCCTATTGCTCCACCTGTGCCAAGCGGGGTGGCTGCCCGGCGTGGAACTAAAATGACTTACTACCAGCAGAACCGGGCCAGGCTGCTTGAGCTGGCCCGGATTTACCGGGAGAAAAACAGGGAAGAGATCGACCGAGTTCAGCCGCTTGTCGGCTGGATTGCCTGGTTATAATTTAAATTAAAGAAGTGGAGATTTGTATGAAGTGGGGAACGATACTTCCAAAAACACCGGGAAGATACATAGTAACAATAAAAACACCATTTGGCAGGCAAGTGAGACAAGCTGATTTTATAGAATATCCAATATAAAAAACAGTCAAAAACCGATCCGACGCCAATCCGATAAGGCGTCGGGTTGCATCGAGGACATTTAGAGGATTTTCAATCCTCGCTAGCCACGCTCCGCACCACGCCCGGCACAAACTGACGCTTCATTTCATCCGGCCCTTTCAATTCGCCTTCTTTGTCTCCGGATTTATAGGTTTCCATCAGTGCC